AAAGGTACACAAAGCACCCATTTTTAACATTTCCCAACACATATTTAACAGTTGCTAACACACTTTGGCACGCTTTTTGCTGTGTGCCACAATTACCATTATTTAACACATTTAACATTGTTAATTAACACTGTTAAAAATCACTAATTTTGTTAACTTTTAGCCTGTCTGTTATTGTTTCACGTGGAACAACCTGTTATTAATGTTTCACGTGAAACGTTTTGTTAAAAAGATTAAAATTTTCAATTTAAGAACTATTAACAAAAATAATTTGGTGGTTTCGTGAAAAAGTTGTATCTTTGCAGCAGAAAATTAAAAGTTAAACATTTAAATTATAAAATTATGGCAAAGTACAATATTATAGTAAAAGCTAACAGTGACGCAAGTTGTAACGGTACACGTTTCACAAAAGATATTCCATTTCCATCTACTGTTATAAATGGTAATATGGACGATGTAGCAAACCATATTAATAAAATGCTAACAGGCATTTATAATATGAATCGAATCTCTATACAGGGTGTGCGTTATCCTAAAACGATGTTTGCCTATAAAAGCAACATTGCAGATATTTACGCTATCGGTTACGGTTTTGTAACTGTAACTAACATTTATAGCGGTGAGTATATCGAAACATTACGTTATGAGTTTACAGCTGAAAGAATCGGTTAATATTAACAGCCTGTGGGGTAACACTCACAGGCATAACACATATAAATATGGAACATAGTTATTTTAAAATCACTTTGAAACAGGTTAATAACGTTACCGTTTATATGGTACGTTCTGACAAAGTAAGCGAGTTTTTTAACAACAAAATAGACTATCTTTCGGGGGATTGCTCTATAACTGTTAAAGGTCGTTTCCCGACACACAAAGATAGCCGTAAATGGTTTGTAGTTTCACCAACAGAAAAGAGATATGAAAAAGATTAAGTATTTTAGTTTGTCTGAGTTCTTAAACTCAGCAACCGCAAAACGTTTGGGGATTGATAACACACCCACATTTGAGATAATCGATAACTTGAATAAGTTAGCAGATTATTTAGATGCTATCCGTGAAAAGGTAGGTAAACCGATTCTCATTTCAAGCGGTTTCCGTTGCCCTGTGTTAAATAAGGCTGTAGGCGGTGTTTCTAACAGTCAACACCAAAAGGGTTTAGCTGCTGACTTGATTTGTGCAGATATGGAATCTTTGGAAAAGGTTCTAAGAGAAACAGGTGGTTTTGACCAACTTATTAAAGAGCATCACAAAGGCTCTAAAAGTTTTTGGTATCACGTTTCTGTAGCACCACGTAACGGCAAACCACGTCAACAGATTATTATGAATTTAGAAAAGAAATAAGTTATGGAAAAAGGTTTTAAGGTTTTACAGGATTCCATTTCGGTTTCCATTGATAATTTAAAGTTTGCAGCAGAAAACACTACAGGTAATAACGGTTTGTTACTTAACTCTGTAATCGATACCCTACAGGCACAAAAGAAAGTTATAGAATATCTTTCTAACTGTTTGGAACAGGAAAAGGGAATCAAAAACAGATGTTTCGATTTCCTTTGCAAAAAAGGTTTAATGAACGAATTTTATAGTAAATAAGAAAAAGGGGGCGGCTTTTGTACCGTCCCTTTTCTTTTATAGATAAACACCGTTTTCAAGTTCTGAAATAATGGTGTTGTACTCATCTACAAGCAAATTAACCGTGTTCAAATCTACGTTTTCAAACTGTGCATACCCTGTTACGTCCCCGATTGTTACGGTTTCCTGTGTATTGTTTACAGGCTTATTTACTGTAGTGTTCTGCGTGATAATAACATAAGGTTCTAAACCATATAAAATTTGTTCGTCCCATTGCGTACCTCCTACGATATTTAATTCTGTTGTACCTGTTTTATAAATCACGTCACGTGACAAAGAAAAACTTTCCAACTGAAAGACAACACCGTCACAGGACAAAAACGCAACCGCATCACCTGTAATAACGTTCACTTTGAAAGATAGGTTTACCGTTTTACCGATATACTTACTATCTACAGCAACAAAGCCACGGCACGGAATAAACACTGAAATTTGTGCGTTGTAGTCTTCCGAATCACCGTTCAAACCTGTTAACGTCACATCACCAAAGTTTAGCATTATAACGTCCTTTTCGGGTGTTTGTACCGTTATACCTGTGTTGTAGTTACCGCACCGCAAAGAATCTGTACCCGATATAGGAACGTTTGTAAAAATTCGTCTGATTCTATTTACATAGATTCCCAAATTAACTTCCTCATAGATTCCCTGTGTATCATCTTTTATCTCAAAGAAACGCTGTTTAGAAAATGCGTCCAAATTGTCAAGCGTCACGCAATAAACGTTTATAGCACCGTAATTTCTACCAACAGGTGTTATTATACTAGCCACCGCTTTAATATTGATAGAAACGCAAGAATCGGGCACAGGGAACGAAATTATACCACCTGTAACACTTATGGTAACATCTTTTGTCCCATCATTCCAAATAAGATTGCACGAATCTAGTTTGTAATTTGTAAGCGGTGTAACCGTCAAACTTAAAGTTTCACCTGTCTTAACCGTTTGTGGCTGTGGTGAAACTGTGCAATTTGTCAACGTATATGTAACAGGCACGTCTTTCTGTGGTGTTTCGGGTGTAAACGTTCCTGTAATGGTTACAGCGTCATTTGTCGCTACAGGTACACTAAATGTCGCTACTTTACCGTTAACGTTCATTTCGTCTGTTGTCGCTGTTCCACTTTCGTTTTTATAGCTAACTACAGGAATAACGCTATAACTACCATCTGTGTTACCTGTTAACGTAATATCGAAATTTTCACCGTTTTGCACGTAACTTGCAGTAGTTCCCGAAACGTGGTTTGTTATTGTTAACTCTTTCGGTTTCGGTGTGAAAGTTCCATTTATTGTTACTTCTTCGTTTGTTGCTACAGGAACACTAAATGTTGCTACGTTTCCGTTAACGGTCATAGTTCCCTGTACTGTTTCGTTATACGTGTTTTTGTAGGTAACTACAGGTGCAACCGTAAAAGTTCCCTCTGTATCACCTGTTAACGTAATATCGAAATTTGCATCATTTTGCACCGAAACGGCATTTGTATCCGAAACGTTATTCTTTATCTTTAACGTTTTAACTGTAGGTGTTCCTCCACGTGCGTTTAAGTAACATTCCATTTCGCCTGTATTGGCTGACCCAAACGTCAAACGTTTTGAGAAATATTTGCCATCTGATGAAATACCGTCAATATCACCGCTAATAACTTTTGCGTTATCACTAGCAGAAACACGTGAAAGATTAAACTTTGTAATTTTTGTACTTCCACCGCTTAGACGTGAAATGTAATTGTAATCACCATCATTCGGCAAAAAATAACAACCGTCCACCGCTTTTCCGCAAAAGTGAATAATATTACCGTCTGTGTCGTAATTTTCACTGCTTGCAGCTGTGGTGTTACAGTTAGTAAGATGATAATTTATTTTATAACTAGCCATTACTTATTACCTTTTATAGTTACCATTATAATACTACCTGTTTCATTTAATAGTTCCTTATTAGGGAAATCTAACTTTCTAACATTTGGTCTCACATCGACCACGTTTGCACGGTTTGAAAGATATTTGTTAACGTTTTCACCCTGTGTCAACGTTCCACTACTAGCGAGTATTTTATCTTTGTATGTAAAAAGCACGTCCACTTTTAAACGTACCGTGCATAAGTCACCATCTTGCGAAATTTCTTTCACGAAATAATAACGGTTCAAACTTTCGATATAAACATAATTAAACGTTACAGGTGTGCGAGTTCTGAATCTTACTACAGGTGTTAACACGTTAAAACTAGCATTTAACAACCCTGTGTACTCGCTGTTTTCCTGTAGTGTTTTGTTTACTTCGTTTGGTTTACCGTCATAATTGAACGTTTTAATTTTAATCATACCATTAAAGTTTAAAAGGGTGTTTCCTGTGCTATCAACTACAGGAAAACACCCTCAACAGTTAAACAACCCAAATTAGGCAATAAAGAACACTACAAAGTTTTCGTTTGTGTCGTTAAAATAACCTGCGTCAAACTTGTAGTAGTTATTGAAAAACTCAGCCTTTGCGTTATAGTTGGTTGTTACTCGCTTGTCTAAGTTGGTAACACCTAAAGCGTCACGGTCAAACATCACACCGAGTACACCGCTAATAGAAACGGTTGCACCGCTTGCAGATTTCACATCAATCTTTGAAACGTTGTCAAATGCATAATCTTTTCCTGTAGCTTGCCAACTTGCAACGGTTTCAGCCTTTGGCAAAAGCACGTTATCTTCGTGAAACGTGTCCGCATACAGATAAGTCTTTGCAGCTGCGGCAAAATCACTCAAAAGAACGGTGTGCAAAACGTCCTTTGGTGTGAAACGCTCTTTACCGCCTACGTTAAACAAAGTGGAAATGGTCTGCAAACGGTCTGAGTACAAACCCATAATATACGCTGCATAGCGAATAAAATCGGGTGTGGTAATTGCAACGTCAGCCTCCAAATGTGTACCGGTCTTTTCGTTATACAGGCGCAACAGGTTAACGCAACGAACAGTACTAGCGGTTGCATAGTCCACGGTTTCGTGAGTACTAGCGACCCAACCAAAGGCGGCTTTGTCAGCGTCCAAAGTTTCTGCAATCATATTGTTAATTGTACGCATCACCAAAGCATCTGTCTTGATAGTCATTGATTTCTCAACAGCGTTATAAATCATAGACAGAAAACCGTTCAACTGTGCTGCACTGCTAAAAGATTCCTTAACCTGTCTTTCTGTGATAGATACAGGAACTTCGAAAGTTACCTTTGAATTAAAGAACTTTGCAGAAACGGTCGGTTTGTGGAACACGTCCTGTTTGTACTCTGTGCCGTCTGTGAGATTCCACGTATCATTCTCTTCAGCCTGTGGAACGTCTGCTGAAATCTTTTCCAAAACCGAACCAAATTCCCAGGCATCCATAAGAACGGATGGAACTTTACCCGAATAAGGACGGTTAACGAAAACCACCTTACCGATATGGTTTACCAAAGATTTAACGTAATTGTCAACGGCATTCTGATTAAACACCTCATTGCCCAAATCCACAATACCTGTAAGGTCTTCGTGTACCAAATCGGTTTTGCCTAAAACCTCACTAGAAACGCTGTTAATAAGCGTATAAATCTGTTTTACTTCCATTTTATATAAAATTTAAGAATTAATAAATATCTAAACTAATTTCTTTTGCAATCTCTGTTACGACCTGTGTTTTAAAGTTGGTCTTTCTGAGATTCATTTCTTTTTGAATAATTTCACTAACAGGAACGCTAGACGGAAGACCGCTCTTACTACTTGTCTTCGTGCCTGTTTCTTGTCTGTTCCCTGTGGAATCTCTTTGCTGTTTCGTGTCATTGCCAAATTCCCCATTATTAAAAGTTACACTTGAATCGACCGTGTTATTATTTCCTGTTTCATCGACCGTTCTATTATCGGTAACGGTTTCTTTTGATGTCACAGGGTTTAGCACGTCATATTCATTATTAAACACTTGAATCTGTTTTTGCCATTCATCAAACTTAACTGTAATGATACCTTTAATAATATCTGTTGCAGTTTCGTTTGTGATAGCGTCAACTAGTTCCCTATTTCCATATTTGAAACGTAAATCAATATCGATTAAGTTTGGTGTATCTTCACCGAAAATCGATTTGTACAAAACAGGAAAATTAGGCTCAAAAATGGTTTCAAACAAACCGTTATCCACCGTGAAAAATTCTTTAATTTTCATCTTTGTTTTCCTTTTCTTCTTCTGTTTCTTGCGTTTCTTCTGTTTCTTCTGTTTCCGTTTCTGTTTCTTCTGTTTCTTCTGTTTCTGTTTCCGTTTCTTCTGTTTCTTGCGTTTCTTCTGTTTCCTCATTTTCGTTTTCGGTTACAGGGGCGACGTCTTCTGTTTCGGTGTGTGCGTGTCCGTCTTCTGTTGCTTTGAGTAACGAAAGATAATTTTCGTGCTCAATCTTCCAACTAGAACCCAAAGTAACGGTAATGTCTGTATCGAACATTTCGTTAACTCGCTTAACACCCTCAACACGTTCTGTTAACATTGCGTCAACATAAGGCATTAACGCATCTATATTCATAGAAACCTCTTTCGTATTCAAACGTTCACGTTTCATATTATAGTTTGCGTTCAAACCCAAATCGTTAAACAGGCTAGCTTTGTAGTACTGTAACAGTTCGATAAGCTGTGTTATCTGTTGGTTACTCTGTGTCGGTGGTGTTTGCATATTAACACCCTTAAAAAACGCATTTTCACCAATTACCGAGAAATCACCGTCCAAAATCTTCTTTAAGAAAGATTCCGCACTTTGTTTCGTCTTATCATCACTAGCAGATATTAACATAGTGATTCTAGTTAAAACGCTAGTCATATTTAAAGTAATTGCAGCGTCTGTGTAAAGTACACCGTATTTTCCGATAACAGGTAGAATTGAATCTGCAAACGGTGTGTTATTGATAACAACAATATCTTTTCCGATATTGTAGGTTTTATCCAACTTTAACCACGGATTTGCGACAATAAAATCTTTTCCCCTGTAATACGCATCACATTCGCCACCCCTGTTTCCCTGTAGTGCATACAGTTCACCGTTAACTTTTGCGATTCCTACATTTCCACTAGTTTGCAGAATCTTTTCAAGTTCTACCTGTGGAATTGAATCGGGAAGACCTGTGTATTCAAACATTTTAGATGTCATACAAAGAACCCGCTGAAAGAACGTGTCTAAGGCTGTATCTTTGTCTTTCACCTGTGTTTGATACAAGTTATAAAGATTCTCTTTTTTCATTACTTTACAAGTGTTTTAATTAACGTACAAAGTTCCGTTAACACTTTCGTGTTACTCTGTACGGTTTCATTTAACTTGTCGGTTTCGTTCTGATGTCGTTCGTTCTGTTTCTCCATATAGAAGAAAAGGGCGATACACACAGCTACAGGAAAACCAACATTACTAATTAGCGAAACTATTCCGTTTATATCCATATAGCAAAATTTAACTTTGTTATTTAATGGTGCAAAGATAAACAAAATATCTGAAACTACCAAATAAAAACAGGGAAAATGTTTCACGTGAAACACTTTTTTCCCTGTCTTAACATATTTTAAGTAATTATGTTACTTCTACTACTAGCCATTAAATAGTTGCGCACAATTTCACCGATTTCGTTATTCTGATAAAATACTTTATCGGTTGCAAAGTACTTCGTTATCTGAGATTCTACATAACTTGCAGTACTTAATAACTTACGTCTGTAGTTTGGTTTTCCGTTCATACAAAGCGAATAAATCAAACTATTTTCCGTGTCCTTAATCGGTGTTGTCTTATTGTGTATATACATAAAGTTATTAACACCGTCTGAGGATTCCACCTGTATTATATTGCCCTGTAATGTCATTTCGTTAAACTGTATGTAGAACACGAAAAGAACATCTTTCGGGGTATATTTCACAGGCAAATGAGGATAAACAGCGAGTTCCCATTTACCGCCCGTAATCATCTGCAAATTCTGATTATCGAAACAGAAATATTTGTTACTCGCTTTTTGCTTAACAATAGTACTACAATATTCTACCGCCACGGTTGCACCGTGCTCACCGAATTTATAAATATCTATTGTGCCCTGTTCCATCACTCGCACCTGTTTCAGTCCCATTTCTGTGAAATAGGGGCAAAACTGATTCACGGTGTTACCCAACATAAAAACTTTTACGTCATTACGCTGTCTAATAATAGTACTCAACAGGTTCATATACAGCATAAATTCATCGGGTAAATAGTAACGTCTTGTCAAAAACTCATCGAAAACTATTGTAGTTATATTCGGGTAACTACTAGACTTTTCGTGTTCCTGTTCTGACAGACAGAAACCGAAACAGAACGGTACGTTATCGGGTACACGTTTCTTTGTTTCGGGGTCATAAGACGAAAGAAACCATTTACCCGAAACGTAAAAGACTTCATTAAATTTGCCGTTTGTTAGTTCCTGTATTACACCGTTTGAAACGTGGTTTGCAAATAAACTTTCGGCTCGTTTACCCCTTAAATCTTCACGCCATCTACGAATATACGCCATTTGTTTTCCTGTGCGCAAATATTCTTTGATACCATAAAGTAAGGTTGCATAAGTCTTACCGTTTGAACGTTCACCAAAGATAACGTTATAGTCGGCATTCTTTGCTAAGATTCTAGACAAAGAATAAAATTTCGGTGTTTCCACCTTTTCTTTCTTCTGTTTCATATTATTCTTTCTTTAATCTGATTCCCATTAAATAATTTATATAAAGCACTGACAAACTCAAAGTGTACCCTGTAGGCTCTAAGTGTACCCCCGTCTTTGTGTCATAAGTAGAAACAGCACCTAAATAATCGGTAATAGTTCCACTTTGTTCGTAATCTACATAGGTGTGAATATTTTTACCTGTTGCAGATGGTGGAATATCTAAGTAATTAGTAAAAGCGTCAAAGATTCCGTTTTCCCCAAATGTTTCTAACATATAAGGTATAGCGGATTTCTTATTAACACCCGACACGGTTAAACTGTAATCGTAATCTTTGCCGTTTACCGTCAACGCTCCTTTTTCCTGTACCATATAACGTTTTGCGCCCAAAGTCTTAAACTTTGTATACTGCCCCTCATAGTCCCAAACTCCCAAAGGTTTTGCTATTCCCTTAATCGTGACAGGCTCAACCTTTTCAAACGGTATTTTATGAAACTTACAGGCTGCACGTAATTTCTGTTGCGCTAAATCGTTATAGGCTTTGAAATACTCTTTATGATTTTCACCGTTTTTTATTTTAACGCTGTCTGTATCACTATATATGTAATCGTCACCACATTCTAAGATGCCTGTAAACAGATTCCTACGGGCATAGGCTGTTACATAGATTCCCCACGGATAGAAAAGAAAACGGTTTTTACTGTCATTGTATTTATTCAGAACTTCCAAACGCTTTTCACCTGTCAAGTGTTCAACGTCCCACGTTTCGCCATCACACACAATTTCATCACGTAATGGGTTTGTAACACTCATACCGTAACAGCTGTTTAGCATTTCTTTGCTGTTCAAATATTCTACTTCTTTTCCCTTAACCCCTTTAAGTTTCGTTTTCATTTCATACAGGTGCAAAATGGATTTTATAAACTCTGTGGGCAAATATTCTTTGCGGTAACAAATCATTTTGCCGATTCTTACAGATTCCCACATATAGAACTGAGAAAACACCATGTAATCTATTTCCGTGATAGTCATACAGATTTTACTAGCACAAACCAAACGACCGTTATTCTCTGAAACGTTTTCTTTCACGAAACACTTACTAACAGATATTGGGTTTTCATTATCTGATTTTGCAAAGATATTCGTAAATTCCACGTCAAACACACAACAATATTTTGAGGTCATAAACTCAAATTGTTTCATAGACTTAACAGGAACGAAAACCCCTGTACTCATAGGGAATTTTTCACTTACCATCACATAGGGGTAACTACTAGTAAAATCGTAACTGTCAACGTTTTCTATTACTTCGTCTGTGTACTTTGCGTTTGCGTGTGTGAAACCACCCGAAAATGCTCTTTGCAGCATTTCAAATTCTTCCATACCTGTTATATTTAAGTTATGGATTTTATCCAAATACTTAAAATTCTGTATGGTTCTACCTGTTTCGGGGTCTGTTGTCTTAAAACATACAGAACGGCAATATTTACGCACAAACCCTGTCTTTGTTATCGGCAAATGGGTAATGTTTTTGTATTGTTCAATAAGTTCCTGTATATAGCACATAACTACTTTAATATCGTTCAAACAGTAACCCATTTCTTTTTGTGTCAACGGTGTTTTGCTGTGTCTTAACAGGCTGTAATCTAAATCACCGACCAACTTTTCACATTTATATTTGTGTAACTGTTCACCTAACTTTGCAAGTGAATAACCCGATAACAGGTAACTACATCTAAACTCTATTCCGTTTTCTGTTATTCCGTAAATAGGTTTTCTAAGGTCTATTGAAAAAACCTTTGCCCAATTCATTAACTCTCTGAAAAATTGGAACTCATAAGCCAAATTGTGAACGTATATTATAATGCGTTTCTTTTCAGACAGATTTAAAATATCTGAAATGCTATCCAGCATAGTTACAAATTCTTCCCACGTTCTACCTATAATGCAATAACCGTTTATACCAAATTGCCAAACGTACATTAAAGAACATTTTTCCATTTTGGTTTGCTTACCTCCTAACTTTATATAACGGTCATAAGTATATGTTTCACCGTCTGTATCTCTGTAGAAAGATGTTGTTTCAATATCGAAAGATACAGGAACATTTAAAAACTTTTCGCCCTTATTGTTTCCTGTAAAATTCTTATCGTTCACAGCCAAAGACAAAACTTTCTGTATGTCTTTGGGTGCAAACGTTTCTGTATGTAGTGCAAAGGGTATCTTTTTTTTCATTATAAACCAAATTTTTTAAATTCGTCTAATATACGCTTTAACGGTTCGTCTGTGTTATAAGAATCTACGTCATTTATAAATGCTTCTGCGTTTGGGTCATTGCCGATTTGCTCTAAGGCATCATCTAAAGCATTTTCAATTTTTACCGCATCATCTTCGATTTGGTCTGAAACGTCTTTGGATTCCTGTTCTAGTTCACCTGTGAAATCTTTATATTGCATTAAGTATTGTTCCAAAAAACGTTCATCTGAAACACTTGCAATTTTACCTATTAACTTATCTTGCATAAGGGCAAAACTTTTATCGTCCAAATCATAGGCTTTTTTTAAGTGTTCAGCATATTCTTTCGTACCTGTTGCCGTAGATGTTGGCTGACGTAAAAAAGAAACCGCTTTGGAATATTCAATCTTTAAATCTTCCCAACTGTGACGCATAGAGAATTTAGTGAAACCTGTTATATTACCTTTGTTGAGGGCAACAACCGCAGGTGAAACTATACCCGATTTTTCAACGTTCTGTATGCGTCTGTTTGCTTGCTGAAATACACGTGCAATTTCTTTACGCAAATATCCACGTGATTCTACAGCCGTTAATATCTGTTTATCTAATTGTACTTTGCTTGTAAGCGCAAAGGTTTTGTTCGTGAAACCTATTGGATTCTGTTTTGTCATTTTAAGAAAGATTTAAATTAAACAAAGACAGGGACGAACAAAATAAATTCGCCCGCCCCTGTGAAATCAACCTTTTACCCTACAAATAACTACTTATCAACGAAAGTTATACCATAGCATTTCTTTGCGTGTGATTCATATTCGTAGATAGTGTAACCTACCTTATTGGCTTTGATAGTGTCAACAGCCTCACTATTAGCGAGAATCTCACGTACCGTATCACCTGTGAACTGTGGTAGGTTCACTAGACGTTTGTTTTCAGCGTCTATAATTACAGGTGAGTCACCCAACTGTGATTTGTGAACGTACATACCATTGATAGGGTGTACCACATCGCAACCACCCTCTTTGTCGCTGTTGTAGATGTCTGTTAACTTAACAAATGAAAAATCGGTTGTATCAATACCGAAACTAGTCTTATTAAAAGTACTAGCAAAACTAAAACCTTTTGGCATAACTTATAAATAATTTAACGTTAAACTTATTGTTACCTGTGGAACGAAATTACTTAACTTCGTTCATACCGTTTGCAGCTGCAAACTCATTCAACCACTTTTTAAAACGGTTCAACTTAATAACCGCCTTATCATCTTTGGCAACCTCATTACTAGTCATCAAAGCGTTAACACTTGTGATACAGTTAAAAACAGTCTCATTAAAATTTTCGTTCATAATTACCTTAATTTAAATTGTTAAACTTATATTGTTTCTTAAACACGGTGCAAAGATACGGCATTTTTACGAAACCACCAAATTTTTTCTGTTAAGAAATCTTAAATAATAAAATTAATATCTGTTAGCACTTCGTTTTCACGTGAAACATTAATAACAGGTTGTTCCACGTGAAACAATAACAGACAGGCTAAAAGTTAACAAAATTAGTGATTTTTAACAGTGTTAATTAACAATGTTAAATGTGTTAAATAATGGTAATTGTGGCACACAGCAAAAAGCGTGCCAAAGTGTGTTAGCAACTGTTAAATATGTGTTGGGAAATGTTAAAAATGGGTGCTTTGTGTACCTTT